GCTCGCCGGATTCAAGTCCTCGACCCCTGTGCGAACGATCATCTGGGGCCGGCAGGACCCCGGCCCACGGTACGGCGAGATGCAGAAGCGGGTGAAGCGGGAGACCGCGGAGAAGATCCTCGCGATCCAGCCCACGATCGAGAACATGGCCGGCGGCGCGAAGGTGCCCGCGCTCGGCACCCACCGGCGGATCAAGGCGCTCGTCGCCCGCGGGTGGTCGCTGTCGAAGCTAGCCCGCCGCCTCGACATGGAGCTCGGGAACTTCTGGACCCTGCTCCAGCGCGACCAGGTTCTCGCCGCGACACACCGCCGCATGGTCGAGATCTACGAGGACCTCTGGGACCAGGAGCCGCCGCACGACGAGTGGCACTCGAAGGCCGCGTACACGCGCACCCTGAACTACGCCCGCAAACGCCATTGGCTGCCCCCGCTGGCATGGGACGACATCGACGACCCCGCTGAGCACCCCGAGCTCGAGGTGGTGAAGCAGGGACGCGCGACCGCCGATGAGGTCCTCGACGACGTGGAGTTCCTCCTCGCTGGCGGCGAGGCACCGCTGCAGGTCGCGGCGATCGTCGGCCGGAAGCCGGCGACGCTGGCGAAGCTCGCTGAGCGCCACGGCCGCACCGAGATCTCGAACGTGTTCGGCGCGCTCGCGCAGAGGAGGGCAGCATGACGATCCCACTCGAGGCGATCGACCCCGAAGCGCAGCACCGGGAGTGGCTCGCGCAGTACGAATACCACCTCGACATCCTCCCGCCATTGATGGAGGTCCTCGTCGTGATGTCGCTCCCGTCGATCCCGGCCGCACGCACGGACAAGATCGTCGTCTCCGGCGGAGGGTTCATCGACAACGTCCCGATCGTCGACGGCGCCTCACCGATGACGGACGCCGTCGACGTGTGGGGGATGGTCGCCAGGTACGTGCGGCACGTCACGCAGCTCCTCAACGCCGACGTCGACGTCCCGTTCCGGCCGACCCTCCCTCCCCTCGAGGGTCGCGCACTCGACCGGGTGAACCCGGACCCGCTGCTCGCACGCCGGTACGCGCTCATGCTCGCCGGGTGGCTCGCCGATCACGCAGACCAGATCGTCGCCTTCCACGAGCTGCAGGACGACGAGGACGCGCTGTTCGCCGAGCTCCGCCGGCTCCGAGGCCGTTACGGAGTGTCGCCGCGCCCGCGCCGAACCCTCGAGGTGTGCGACGTGTGCGGGATCCGCGCGGTCAGTCTCCGATGGATCGACGCGCCGGACGGGTCCCCGAAGCCGGTACGCGCGGCCGTGTGCCGACACTGCGGGGAGACACGGCTCGCACCATCCGACGACGCGACGCGGCCGCACAGGGCCGCGCACGTGATCCTCACGGAGGAGTGCGAGACGGGCGACCACGGCTCGTGCGGGTCGCTTCATTGCGAATGCCCATGCGGACATCGGAGCGCGGCATGAACGGGTGGCTGATCGTCGCGATCATCGCCGGCGGGGTCGGCGCGCTGCTCGTGCTCGTGTTCGCGTTCGCGCTCGTCATCATCGCGGCCGGGTTCGCCGCGATCCGTGACGGAGTGTTCGAGCCCATCGAACCGACCAACGAAAGGACCGACGGATGAACGCGAGCACGACCACCAAACAGGAGAACCGGAGGACATCATGAGCGAGATCACGACCGCCACGGGTGGTGATGGGTGGAGTCAGTGGTGGACGAAGCGGCTTCGCTCCGGTGCCTACGAGATCGAAGTGTCATCGAACGCCGAGAAGGCCTCAGACGGGACGCCCAAGATCATCCACCACTCGGAAGACATCCGCGACGGTCGCGCAGCCGTCGACAGGGCGCTCAGCGTCTCAAGCAAGTACGCCCATCGGATGGCGTCATGAACCAGGAGAACCGGAGGGACAGCGATGCCTGAGCCGAGCGAAGCAGACCAGACGCTCCGCGAGCAGATCAAGCTCGCCATTCAGACCGCGCAGGACGGCGAGGGGCGGCTGCTGTACGTCATCCCTCCCGGTGTCGCGGGCATGTACGCGGACGCGGTGATGCGCGTCTTCACCGGGCGACCCTACCCGGATGACGAGATTGGGGGCGACCGATGAGCCAAGTCGCGAGCAGCAGGGGGTCGACGGCGTCGTGAACCTGCTCACCTATCGCGAGGCCGCGAAGCGCGTCCGCCGGTCGATCCGCACGATCAACCGGTGGCGTCGTGGCGGGATGCCGATGACGTGGCAGACACGCGATGGGCAGCGGTTCCGGGTCGTGCGTGAGGACGTGCTCCTCGCGTGGATGCGCGACCGACTCAAGGCGAACCCGGCGCACCAATACCGGATGCGGAAACTCCGCGACACGCCGAACAAGATCACTTGACACCGAGTGATGTCATACCCGAATGTAACCGTCAGCGCAGTGTGCGAAGGGCCTCGAGGGATCCGATCCGTCGGGGCCTTCGTCATGCCTGCCGGAGATCTGACATCCCCCAGGTCGTGAACTCCCCGGCGGGTGCCGGTGCGGTGAGCGCATCCCCATTCCCGCGCCCGCGCCGGCACCCGCACCACCTAGGCGGTGAGTAGCGCCCGGTTGATCGCGTCGGCGACGGCCTCGAACTCCGCATTGAGCTTCGACCGGCTGAACTGGATCGCGTTCGGGTCCTGCTGAATCTGGTAGTTCTTATTCGTCATCATCGACCCGGACCCCTTCACGTCGGCGGACCCGGGCACGGACAGGCGAATGTAGCCGGCCATGAGCCCGGCTTTCTTGAACTCGACGCCGGAGATCGACGACAACGGGATCGTCTTCGAGCCACCCTTCGTCTTGATGATGACGCCGTTTCCGAGGAACTCGATCGAGCCGTTCATCGACTCGGCTTTCACAGTGTCTGTCATGGCGCCGAGCGTACCGGAGGCCGCCAACATGCCCAACGGTGTCATCCAGTCCCGCGCATACCGGGAGCTGCGGGCGACGCTCCGCGCACAATGGCGAGCCGCGAACGCACCGTGCGCGATCTGCGGTCAACGGCACATCGACTACGACGCACCCGCGGGCGAGCCGGACAGCTTCGAGATGGATCACCGCATCTCACGACGCCGAGCCCGCGCAATGGGCCGACCCGACCTCGACCTCGACCCAGGCAACATGCAACCGACCGCGCTCCGCTGCAACCGATCGAAGGGCGCGGGCGCACAGAAACCCGACATCGGACAGACGACAGAGGAGTGGTGACAATGGCACACAAGGTGAAGGCGCACGGCGGAGTCCTCGACGGCAAGCGGTTCCTCGTCCACGACTCGCAACGGAAGTTCACGCATCACGCCGCACCCGACGGCCACTACCGGATCGACGGCGACGTCGCGACATGGGTCCCCGACAAGAGGCCGCGCAAAGCAGCGAAGGCGTCGAGCTGATGGCGACGCTCGGCGGCATCCCGATCACTCTCCGCCTCCGCGTCGAGGCAGGCGCCGGCGGAGCACTCGTCGACGTCGGGCACGCTGACATGAGTCTCGTCCTCCCGGTCACGGTCGAGGTCGGACAGGACGAGGACGGTCGGCTCGCCACGGTACACATCGACACGAGCACGTTCACGGCGGCGCTCACGAGCGCGACGACAGCGTTCGAGGAGACACTCACCGGTGTCCTCATAGGGCGCGAGGCAGGCGCACAGGGGCCAGCAGAGGATGACGACTGGACGCAGCGCAACGCGGCGGCGGTCCGCGGCGAGGTCCCTCCCGGCGGAAGGCACGAGATCTACAAGCCGGACCACGAGCACGTCCCCGTGCAACACCGAGACGGATGCGAGCCGTGGTGCAACGAGTGCGGGCTCACCGCACACCTCACAGAACCCGTCTCACGACTAGACAAAGCGTCGAAGGGTAGGGGGTGAGCGATGAGCAACGCACCGAAGCTGCGCACGTCCCGCGGGATCCGTGCACGCCTCAAGGCGAAGACGAAGACGCCACGCGAAGCACGCACGGTCGCTCTCGATAAGCACGGGCTCGTCCTCGAGGGGCAGAGGTTCCCGTACTACATCGGGACCGACGTCGACGTGCAGCACATGGGCGACAGCGCGCTCCTCGTGCACGTCGGCATCTTCGCGAAGAGGTTCGACATGCCGGACCGTCTCCCCCGCGGCGCGACAGTCACGATCCGGCAGGAGTAGGGGCCGAAGGGGGTAGGGGGGGGTATCCCCGGGAACGGGATAGGGGGTGGGTCATGGCACCGCAACCCTCCTCGCCCTCGGCTGGACCGACTACCAAGGGAACAGCACAAACCACCGAAGGCGACCCTCCCCTCGCAGGCTGGGTCATCCCCGGCACCGACCAACACGTCGACGTCCACCGCCGCACCCGTACGGGGTCAACCCGCCTCGGCGACGACACAGGCACCAAAGACAACCGCCTCCCCCACGCGAGACAACACCTGAACCCAAAGGGAAGGGGAGTCTCAATCCCCACAGACCCAGCGGCCAGGCACCTCCGCCGGCAGGTTTTTCCCCCATCGGGGGGGTCGTGTGTCGGATCGTGCGAACGCGTCACGGAAGGGATGGGCATTCATGGCGAAGTCGGCGGCGGAGCGGGCTCGGGAGTATCGGGCGCGTCGGCGTGCTGCGGAGCGGGCGGCGGCTGAGGCGGCGCGTGATGCGCGTGACGCGGCGGCGCCGACGACGGTTCGGGATGCGGTGGACGCGACGATCGCTGCGGCGAAGTGGCTCGCGGGGTCGGATGCGGCGTCGATCGCGCAGGCGCGGACGCTCGCGAAGCGGATTGACGAGCTCGAGCACGCGGGGGAGACGACGCGGGCGCTGTCGGCGCACCGGGCGCTCTCGCAGGTGTTGAACGATCTCGGCGCGACGGCGACGAAGCGGATGCAGTACGAGCTGCGGTCGCGGAAGGCCGCGGCGCAGGAGGCGGAGGGCGACGGTGAGCGGCAGTCGGGCGAGGGCGAAGCGACGCGAGTCGGGAACGTCACGCAGCTCCGCCGGCCGACGCCGCGTCGACGCGCCTAAGCGGGTCCTCGGCTGTCAGACGCCGCGGCTGTTCACGCCGCCGAAGCGGGAGTTGACTCCCGAGACGTCGCTCGGGTTCGAGGTCGTCGAGTTCTGGGACTGGATGCGGGACCGGCTCGAGGAGTTGGACGCGACGCGCGTCGACGGCGACGACACGGACTACCTCGGGTTGCTCCCGCGGGCGCTCGAGTGGCAACGGTGGTTGCTGATCCATGCGCTCGAGCTGCTCGACGAGCCGGGATGCGTGTTCCGGTTCCGGACGGTGCTGCTGCTCGTCGCGCGGCAGAACGGGAAGTCGACGCTCCTTACGGTGCTGATCCTGTGGCGCATGTTTCAGGACGGCGCGCGGATGGTCCTCGAGACGCACGCGACGACGGAGCACGCGCGGGCCGCGTGGGAGGAGGCCGTCGAGGTCGCCGACGCGATCCCGGAGCTCGCTGAGGACATCGCGAAGATCAACGAGGGGAAGGGCTCCGAGCTCCTCCTCCTCGACGGTGGCGAGCGGTTCAAGATCGCGACGGCGAACCGGCGCGGTGGCCGCGGGTTCCGCGGGGATCTCGTCATCTTCGACGAGCTGCGTGAGCACCAAGATTGGCGGGCGTGGTCGGCGACGTCGAAGACGACGCTCGCGCGCAAGCGGGCGCAGGTGTGGGGCGTGTCGAACGCGGGCGATCTGTCGTCGGTCGTGCTGCGGCACGTGCGGGCGATCGCGGTCGCGCACATCCTCGGGAAGGGCCTCGAGGGCGTGCCGGACGAGATCGCGGATACGGTCGACCTCGACTCGATCGGCCTGTTCGAGTGGTCCGCCGGCACGGTCGACGGCCGCGAGGACGGCACGCCGCGTGGCGTGTGGGACCGTGAGGGCTGGGCGCAGGCGAACCCGTCGATGGGGTACACGGACCTTGACGAGCGGGCGATCGCGAACGCGGCCGCGACGGACCCGGAGTGGGAGTTCCGGACGGAGGTCCTGTGCCAGTTCGTGAACATCGCCGGGTCGGGACCGTTCCCGAATGGCGCATGGGCGGGCACCCTCGACACGAACGAGGCGCGCGCCGAGCGCGGCGTGAAGCGCGACAAGGGTCGGCCTGCCTGCTACGGCGTGGACATGTCCGCCGACCGGACGATGGTCTATGTCGCGATCGCGTTCTGGGACACGGAGGGACGGATCCGCGGGGAGATCGCGGCGCAGCGCGCCGGCTCCGACTGGGTGATCCCGTGGCTCACGTCCGAGGCGCGGAAGGTGAAGCCGGATCACGTCGCGATGCAGCGGCGCGGTGCGCCGATCTCGTCGATGTGGAAGGCGTTCGTCGACGCCGGGCTCGAGCCGACCGCGTGGGAGGGCGCCGAGCTTGCCGGGTGGCACGGGCTCGTCTACGACCTCGTGCGCGCCGGCGCTCCTGACGAGGCGCCGGCCGACGAGACGCCGAAGAAACGGCGCAAGCGGGTGCGGATCTCGCACGGCGAGCAGCCGGTCCTCGACGTCGCCGCGCAGTCGGCGGCCGTGACGCCGCTCGGGGACGGCGGGTGGGCCGTCGACCGAGTGAAGTCACCGAACGATGCCGCACCGCTTATGGCGTTCATCGCCGCGGTGGGGCTGCTACTCACCGACCCGGCACCCGCCGACGAGTCGGCATATGAGAGTCACGGCCTCGTCGTCGTGTGAGCGAAGGGGGGATCGCGCGTGGGCGTGTTCCGAAGGGTCCTACTGCACCGACGGGTGGTCGTGAACCTCGTCGACGGGTCGTCGATCGAGGGCGTGCTCTACCGGGATCCGGGGAACCTCCTCGTCCTGAAAAACGCGACCTACCTCGAGCCGGGCGCGGAGCCGCTCGAGTTGGACGGCGACACCGTGATCGACCGCGAAAAAGTCCTGTTCGTGCAGGCGCCATAGGGGAGGGGCGACGATGGTTTTCGCTGTCTCGGAGGGGAAGCTCCTCTCGATTCACAAGCCGACGTATCAGGCGCCCACGGCGGTCCGGCTCTCCGACGATCTGTCGATGGATTACGCGACCCTGTACCGCAAGCAGGGGTCGGTGCGGACGGTCGTCGACTTCCTCGCGCGGAACATCGGGCAGCTCGCGCTGCACACGTTCCGGCGCGTCGACGAGACGGACCGGGCGCGGGAGCGCGAGCATCCGTTCGCGCGTCTCATGGCGCGACCGAACCCGCACACGACCGGCTACCGGCTGTTCTTCTCGCTCGTCGCGGATCGCGGCATCTACGACCGGGCGCTGTGGGTGAAGTCGGTCAACTCGAAGACGGGCGACGACGAGCTGATCCGCATCCCTCCGCGGATGTGGACGATCAAGGATGACGAGTCCTGGCTGAACCCGAAGACGTTCGTCGTGAAGGGCTCGAGGGGCAAGTTCACGCTCGACATCGAGCAGGTCGTCTACTTCCGCGGCTACAACCCGGAGGACGAGCGTTACGGCCTCTCGCCGATCGAGTCGCTCCGCCGGATCCTCTCGGAGGAGTGGGCCGCCGGCGTCATGCGCGAGCAGGTGCTCCGCAACGGCGCGCGCGTGTCGGGCTACATCGAGCGGCCGGCGACGGCGCCGAAGTGGACGGAGAAGGGACAGCGCCGGTTCCGTGACGGGTGGCGGCAGCAGTACGTGGGCGCGTCGGCGGAGCAGGCGGGCGGCACGCCGGTCCTCGAGGACGGCATGACGTTCAAGCCGGCCGCGCAGACGGCGGACGAGCTGCAGTACGTCGAGACGCGGAAGTTGTCGCGCGAGGAGGTCGCGGCCGCGTACTTCATCCCTCCGCCGATGGTCGGGATCCTCGATCACGCGACCTTCGGGAACATCGAGGAGCAGCACAAGATGCTGTACCAGGACACCCTCGGGCCGTGGCTGCAGGAGATCCAGCAGGAACTCGAGCTGCAGCTCCTCCCGATGTTCCCCGACGCGGACGACCTCTACGCCGAGTTCAACATGCTCGAGAAGCTGCGGGGCTCGTTCGAGGAGCAGGCGCAGCAGTTGCAGACGTCCGTGGGCGCTCCGTTCCTCACCCGGAACGAGGCGCGCGCGCGTCTCAACCTCCCGCGCATCGAGGGCGGCGACGAGCTGATCGTTCCGCTCAACGTGCTCGTCGGCGGGCTCGCGTCGCCGAGGGACACGGCGCCGAAGGGCGACCCGCTCGTGCTGCACGAGGTGAAGTCGCGCGGCGCGCTCGAGGCGAAGGCGCGGCCGTCGAGGCCGCACGTCGCGAAGACGGAGCAGGTTCTGTCGGCGTTCTTCGCTCGGCAGGCGCAGGTGATTAAGTCGATCCTCGGCGCGAAGGCCGCGGCGGAGTGGTGGGACGCGGACCGGTGGGACGGTGAGCTCGCCGACGACCTGTTCGCTCTGTCGGCGACGATCACGGAGGAGCTCGGCCGGGCGCAGCTCGACCGTCTCGGGCTCGACCCGGACGGGTACGACGTCGATCGCACGCTCGCGTACCTGCGGAAGGTGGCGGAGTCGAACGCGTCGAGCATTAACGCGGCGACCCGGATCCGTCTCGAGGAGGTCCTCGAGGCCGCGGAGGACGTCGTCGACGCGGTCGACCACGTGTTCGACGTCGCGAAGACGTCGCGGGCGTCTGCCGGTGCTCTGACGATCTCGACGGCGCTCGCGGGTTTCGCGGCCGTGGAGGCGGCCGAGCAGGTGCGCGGCACCCGCACGGCGACGAAGACGTGGGTTGTCACGTCTCGCAACCCTCGAGCCTCTCACGCCGCTATGGCGGGGGAGACGGTTCCCCTCGATTCCGTGTTCAGCAATGGCGCGAAGTGGCCGGGCGACAGCTCGGCGCTCGACGTCGACGAGGTCGCCGGCTGTACGTGCGACGTCGATATCTCGTTCGAGTGAGGAGCCTCGGAAATGGATCTCAAGTTCTGCAACGTGAAGGTGAAGGCGATCGGCGAGGACACTCCCGAGGGCACCTTCCAGGCGTACGCGTCGGTGTTCGACAACGTCGACAGTTACGGCGACGTCGTCCGCAAGGGCGCGTTCGAGCGGACCCTGCGGGAGTGGGCGGAGCGCGACGCGAAGCTCCCGCTCCTGTGGGGTCACGACTTCTACGACCCGTTCTCCAACATCGGGCACGTCGAGGAGGCGAAAGAGGACGACCACGGCCTGTGGGTCGAGGGCGTCATCGACCTCGAGAACCCGAAGGGCGCGCAGGTGTACCGGCTTATCAAGGGCGGCCGCGTTGACCAGATGTCATTCGCGTTCGACACCGTGCAGTCGCGCCGCGGCACCGTCGACGGCGTCGACGTGAACGAGCTGCTCGACCTCACCCTCTACGAGGTGTCGGTCGTCCCGCTCGGCGCGAACCAGGAGACGGAGATCCTCCTGGTGAAGCAGCGCGGCGCGAAGGCCGGCCGCGTGCTGTCCGCGAAGAACGAGACGGCTCTCCGCGCGGCGCTCGAGAAGCTCGACGCCGGCGCGCGGGAGATCAAGAACGTGCTCGCCGCGATCGGCGAGGACGAAGACGAAGGCAAGGCCAACGGAAGCGAACCGGCCAAGGCCGCCGAGGAACCCGAAGGGGTCAAGGCGACCGAGGAGCCCACGCGCACGACGTCCGCCGCGACCGCTCGTCTGCACCTGGACCTCGCACTCGCCGAGGTCTGACTTCGACCGACCGCGTGACGCGGTCAGAAAGGAGAGTCTCGTCATGGAGACGCTCGAAGCACAGATGCGGGCCGAGCTGAAGGCCGCCCGCGACATCGCCGCGAAGTACGAGGGCGACATCCCCGAGGACGACCTGCAGCGCGCGAACGCGCACCTCAAGGCCTACCAGGACCTCAAGGTGCGGTTCGAGCAGGGCAAGAAGTCCGACGAGGTGAAGGCCGCGCTCGACGCGATCGGGTTCGACCTCGGACTCGAGCGCACGCCGGACGGCGAGAAGGCGAAGCCGGGCTCGTTCGAGCAGCCGTCGAAGTTCAAGACGATCGGTCAGATGTTCGTCGAGTCGGCGGAGTACAAGGGCCTGCTCTCGCAGTTCCCGAACGGCAACGTCCCCGACCGTGCGCGCGTGCAGTCGGCGCCGATGGGCGTCAAGGCGCTCATCACCGGCGCGTCCGACACCTCCGCCGGCGCGTTCGTCCCGACGGACATCACGGGCATCCTCGAGCTGCTCGGCCGCCGGGAGCTCACGATCCGCGACCTCGTCTCCGTGCGACAGACGGAGTCGGACACCGTGGAGTACGTGCGGCAGACGACCCAGATGTCGTCCGCGGCCGTCGTCGCTGAGGCGACGAGCGCGGCCGCGCCGACCGTCGAGACGACGATCGACGGGTCCGAGGACCAGGCGGAGTCGACCGTCGTCCTGAACCCGGGCGGCGGCTACAAGCCGGAGGGCTCGATCGCGTTCGAGAAGGTCACCGCGGCGGTGAAGACGATCGCCGAGTGGGTCCCCGCGACCAAGCGCGGACTTGCCGACGCGTCGCAGCTCCGCGGCCTGATCGACGACGAGCTGCGGGGGGACCTCGCGGAGGAGGAGGAGGACCAGATCCTCAACGGCAACGGGTCCGGTGAGAACTTCACCGGCATCCTGAACACCTCCGGGATCCAGACGCAGTCCCTCGTCACCGACGCGATCACGACGATCCGCAAGGCGAAGACGAAGGTCCGCACCGTCGGCCGTGTCATCCCGAACGGGATCGTCCTGAACCCGGAGGACGCGGAGGCGCTCGACCTCGCGAAGGGCGACGACCAGTTCTACGGGCCGGGTCCGTTCGCGGCCGCGGGCATCCGCACCGTGTGGGGCCTGCCGATCGTGGAGTCGGAGGCGATCGCCGCGAAGACGGCGCTCATCGGCGACTTCTCGAAGGCCGTCATCTGGGACCGCGAGCAGGCGTCGATCACCGTGACCGACTCGCACGCGGATTTCTTCATCCGGAACCTCGTCGCGATCCTCGGTGAGCAGCGCGAGGCATTCGGCGTCCTGCGTCCGAAGGCGTTCGTCAAGGCGACGATCGCGTCCTGATCGAGAGGAGTCACCGTGGGCGCTTGCAGGATCTGCGGGGCCGCGCACAAGGCGTGCGGTCCGGCGTCCACGGTGGCTCCGATCGACTCCCACGTGAACAGAGGAGGTTCCCCAGTGGGTCTGAACGAATACGAGGTGACGGTCGACGGCCGGCACCCGCACAAGACGACGATGCTGCTCTCCGACGACGACGCGAAGCGTCTCGGCGTGTTCGGCCAGAAGGCCGCGGCGCCGGAGGGCAACAAGGCGCGCACGCCGCGGAACAAGGCGGCCGCGCCCGCACGCGCGAAGCGCTCGAGCGGCGCGAGGCGCACCGGCGCCAAGGGCGCCACGAAGCCGGCGGCCGCGGCCGCTGAGGACGCGACGGACCCGACGGCGTCCGTCTGAGGGGGGAAGGGGAGATCTCGTGGGTACGACGACCGATACGTTCGCGACAGTCGAGCAGATGTTGGAGCGCTCGCAGGGCGAGATCTCCCCGGACACTCACCCTTACCTGACGCGGGAGCTGCGTACGGCGACGGAGCGCATCCGCAACCTGTGCGGGTGGCACGTCGCGCCGGTGAAGGCGCTCACGTACCGGCACGGAGGACCCTCGAGGCGCTCCGTGTGGCTCCCGGCGATGGAGATCCAGTCGATCGACGAGGTGACGGTCGACGGGGAGACGGTGGCGCTGTCCGACGTCGAGTTCGACCCGGACACGGGATGGACGAACATCCGCGGGTGCAGCGTCACCGTGAAGTACACGGCCGGGTTCTCGGAGGTCCCGTCGCCGCTCGAGACGCTCACCCTCGAGCTCGCCGCGGTCGGGCTCGGGACGTCGCTCGGGTTCTCCCGGCAGCAGGCCGGTGCGGTGTCCGTGACGTACGACCGGACGGGCGGCGCGCTCACCGCGGAGTCGGAGGCGGAGCTCGCACCGTACCGGGTGGAGAGACTCCCGTGATCGGCGGGCGCATCGCGCGGCACACGCTCACGCGTCGGCGCGCGCCGCTCGTCGACGACGGGCACGGGAACCGGCGGCGCGACTGGGCGGCCGCGGTCGACGTCGACCTCCCCGGGTGGGCCGTCGACGAGGCGGGCGCCACTGAGGACACGACGAACCGCGACGGGTCGTCGGTCGCGTACATCCTCCGAGGGCCGTTCACGGCCGACATCGAGACGACGGACCGGGCGGTGCTGTTCGGTGACGTGTTCGAGGTGACGGGCGTCGGCCGGCAGCCGGGGCCGACCGCGCTCACGTCGCACACGATCGTCCGGCTCACACGGTGGGAGGGCTGACGCATGGCAGGGAACGTCCGGCTGAAACTGAACCGTTCAGGCGTCGTGAAGCTGCTGCAGTCGCAGGCGGTGCTCGACGACCTCACCGAGCGCGGCGAGCGCATCGCGGCGGCCGCCGGCGAAGGCGTCGAGGTGCGTCCCGCGATGAACCGGGACCGTGTCGTCGTGTTCGTCGCCACGGCGTCCTACGAGGCGCGCCGCGCGGAGGCCGATGACGGCGCGCTCACGCGCGCGATCGACGCCGGGAGGTGACCATGCCGGAGACGCTCGTCCCCGCGGATCCCGAAGCGCAGGCGGTCGCGGAGCTGAACGACCGGATGTCGGATCTCGGGTTCCCGAACGCGCACGCCGGGACCGCGATCCCGAACCCGCGACCGTCGGAGTTCATCCGGATCACCTCGGCGGGAGGCGCGGAGCGCGACCTCGTCACGGACTCCCCTCAGATGTTCATCGAGGCGTTCGCGGAGACGGAGGCACGCGCGCAGCGGATATGCGCGTTCGCGATCGCCGCGCTGCAGGCCGCCGGCCGCGCGGGGCGGATGGGTTCGACGCCGTGCTACCGGGTGGGCGTCCTCTCGTTCCCCGCGAACCTGCCTCTGTCGACGGTGCCGGACCGGTTCCGGTATCGCGCCACGATCTCCGCCGACCTCCGCAGGTCGGCGGGCTGAGGTTGACGGGAGGTGCTTCGGATGAAGGAGTGCCCGACTTGTCAGCTCACGAAGGAGCTCTCGGAGTTCTACCGGAATCGGTCGCGTCCAGACGGTCGCGCGGCGCAGTGCAAGGCCTGCGAGCGGGAGCACCGGGCGGAGAACCCGGAGCCGTTCCGCGGCGCGCGGGCCGCGTGGGAGCAGCGGAATCCGGAGAGTGTCCGGGCGAAGGGGCGCCGGTCTCACGAGCGACATCGGGATAGGCGGAATCAGCAGAAGCGGGAGGCTCGGCAGGCCGACCCGCTCGGCTACATCGAGAGGCGATACGGCATCACTCCGGCGCAGTACGAGGCGCTGTACGCGGCCCAGAACGGTCAGTGCGCCATCTGCGACGAGCCTCACGCTCGTCTCCACATCGACCACCACCACGGCACCGGCGACGTACGCGGGCTGCTGTGCAAGAAGTGCAATCTCGCGCTCGGCCTCCTGAGGGACAGCCCCGAGATCGCATCCCGGGCCGCGGACTACCTGCGGTCCGTTTCGGCAATGAGCATCTCGCTTGAAAGGAGCGCATGAGATGGCAGTGGACAGCAAGAACGTGTTCGTCGGAGCCCCGGACCAAGCCACGACCGGCGCGATCCTCACGGGTCCGGAGACGGACACGATCCCCGACACGATCGACGACTTCGTGTTCGCGGGGCTCGAGGACTCGGGCTACGTGAACGAGGACGGCGTGACGATCACGCCGTCGGAGTCGACCGAGACGATCAAGGATTGGTCGCTCAACGTGATCCGGAAGGTCCTGACGGAGTTCGACGGCACGGTCGCGTGGACTCACCTCGAGCTGTCGGTCGGCGCGCTCAAGAACTACATGGGCGAGGACCTCGTCGAGGTCACGGCGGCCGACGAGGACCACGGGACGCAGATCCGCGCGGCGATCGCTGGCAAGCAGCGCGAGGTGAAGGCGTGGTACTTCAAGATCAAGGACGGCGACAAGCGCGCTCTCGTGTTCGTCCCGCACGGGCAGGTCACGGAGCGCGGTGAGATCCCGCTCACTGCGTCGGGCGCGGTCACGCTCCCGGTCACTCTGTCGACGTACCCGGACACCAACGGGAACTCGATCTACATCTACACGGACGACGGTGTCGTCGCGGCGGGGTCGCCGGACTGATCCGACCCGCGAGTCGTCCCTGTGCGCCTCGTTCGCGCGCGGAGTCGACGCCGGGCGGTGTCGGTCCCGCTCGCCGATTCTGGCGCGTCTGCGAGGCGCACAGGGCGCTCGTTCGTAAAGCCGGTGAGGCGGGCTCGAGGGGAACCGGGTCCGTCTCACCGTTCACGCATTCGTTCCCCCGTTCCCAGGAGGTCCCCATGTCTACGTTCAAGGTCCCGGAGTCGAAGGCGTCGATCGCGCAGAACCGGTTCGAGTTCGAGCTCCCGACCGGCGAGAAGTTCTCGCTCCCGAAGATGCAATACATCTCGACGGACATCCGCGAGCGGATGCAGCGCACGTCGGTTCCGCTCAAGCGGATTATCGACGAGGGCGGGCAGCCGACGCCGGAGCAGACGATCGAGGTTCAGGCGATCCAACGGGAGCTGTTCGAGAAGTACGCGCCGGGCCTGTACGAGCTCGTGACGGACGATCAGCTCACCGCGATCCAGCAGGCGTGGCAGGAGGCGTCAGGTATCTCCGTGGGGGAATCCTCAGCCTCTGCCGATTGATCGAGCGGTTCGGCGAGGCGATCGAATACGACCTCCTGACGATGTGCGGGTGGTCGCTCGACGACTTGACGGTCGCGTTCAGTTGGCGCGATCTGTGGATCCTCGTTCGCCGGTGGCAGAAGACACCGGGCACGGCGACGTGCGATGCGGTGCAGGGCGCGGAGCACTGGACGGTCACCGACCAGTTGCTCGCGACGATCTACGACGTTCTGCAGCACGCGAACTGGCAACGGCTCGGCAAGCGGTCGGCGCCGAAACCGAAGCGTCTCCCGCGGCCGTGGGAGAAGACGAGGGTCCGGAAGCTCGGCTCCGACCCGATCCCGATCTCGAAGTTCGGGGCGTGGTGGGACTCGAAGGTGAGGAGGGGGCGGCATGACAAACGGCGTGGAGCTCGCGACCGCATGGGTCCGTCTCGTCCCGACGATGGAGGGCGTCTCCGACACGATCACGAAGGCGGTCATCCCGCCGGCGGAGCGGGCCGGTAAGAGTGGCGGGAAGACGTTCGGCTCCGGGTTCAAGTCGGCGGCCGCC